TATTATAATTAATATGTTATTAATAATAAATCAATTTTTTATAAATAATAGGGACTTTTGGATTACTTTTGGTTCAACCTTTAAAAAAAGGTTGTTTATATATTTAAATTAAGTTTGTATTTAAATATATTCATTTTACTAATATTAATGACCGACACTCCAAAAACTGTTGAAGAATTGACGCCTCCCAATGAATTCTATAAAATCATTGACGATTTTGTTGCCGATATTTTAATTACTTTTCCCGAGTACGCCGGCATAATAGGTAAATGGTGGAATAAAAATGATGGAAAAGAAACATTGTTTGTTTTTAGACACTGTATAAAGGTGTTTCCCGAGCGTTTCTTTGATATTCTCTATAAAAATGTGGATATCTTCGGCGCCGATTCGGATACTAACACCGAGTTTTTACCCGCAATAGTGTTTAAGCAGTTGTGGTCCACGGATATTAGCGAGACAACGCGCGACACCATTTGGAAATATTTGCAGCTAATTTTGTTCTCAGTAATAGGTTCGGTTCACAGCAGCTCTGAACTAGGCGATACGGCGAAGCTATTTGAAGCCATCAATGAAGACGAATTGAAGTCAAAGCTACAAGAAACATTGGAAAATATGCAGAACTTATTTAATATGGGGGGAAACAGTACCAGTAACGGAAATGACACAAATGATACCCAAGACGATGACAAAGGTATTAATATGGATAAGATGCCCAATGCGGAAGACATTCATGCTCATATTCAGTCAATGATGGGTGGCAAATTGGGTAAATTAGCAATGGAACTAGCGGAGGAAACCGCCAAAGACCTCAATTTGGACATGGAAGATGCTACATCGGCATCCGATGTGTTCCAAAATATGTTTAAAAATCCCGGTAAGATGATGGGCATGGTAAAGAACATTGGTTCCAAAATAGATGAAAAAATCAAATCGGGTGAAATAAAAGAGTCGGAGCTTATGGAGGAAGGAATGGAATTGTTGACTAAGATGAAGGATATGCCCGGGATGGGCGACATGCAAAAAATGTTTGCCCAAATGGGTATCCCCGGATTAGGAAAAGGCGCCAAAATGAATATGGGCGCAATGGAATCGCAATTAAATAAAAATATGAAAAATGCCCAAATGAGGGAACGAATGAAAGCTAAAGTGGAAGCCAAGGCTAAAGCTGAATTGCTCGCTAAGGCGGCAGAACAATTACAGCAACAGCAACAGCAAAAACCAACCATATCGGATGAAGAATTGCTGAAAATTTTTAGCACGGGTGAAAAAGTAGACAAAACACCTAGGGGCGCAAAGCCGCCGCAAGCGCAAACACCAGCAAAAAAGGGAAAAGGGAAAAAGTAAAATAAAAGTATTATTGTTAGTAATTATTCAATTTCGCGTGGGACAATGATGTAGCCAGATATATGGTCGCGCTCTAAATTATATTTTATATAGCCCTTCTTTATGTAACAGATGCCTAGCGCTACATTATTTGCGCTGTGTTCATCAATATCCTTCTGTGAATCTATTTCAATCATTTTACAATCTGGGTTTTTGTCTAAATACATATGTTTTTCTTGAAAAGATATGTATTCATATGCTTTTTCCAATGACGACATCAATTTAATAATGGTAAAGTTTTTAGGAGTATGTCCGTATAAAACAAGATACACTGTCATTTTATTATTTTTGTGTTGTTTTGATTTGGTTTTTGTTTTGGTTTTGATTTATAACTTCATCTAATAAGTATTTAAACAAATCAATTTTTTTTATAATCTAATATATAATGACTACTCCATTTTGGTTCAATAATCCAGCTATTCTATTTGATAAATACTACATATTACAATTATGGCCAACCACGCAAATGTCATTTGACGCAAAATTAAACGCAATTAGCCGATTTGTGATTTTGTTATCAGTTTTAGGATTTTTACTAACAAGAAATTGGAATTTAATCATAATTGGAATAATTACATTGGCAATTATCTATTCTATTTATAAATTTAGAAAACAAAACATTGTTAGTTCTTTAATAAAAAAAGAAGGATTTAGTGTAAACCCTACTGGCGCCGCAGAAAAAATGGACCTTAATGCCAAACCAAATACAACAACAATTGATGATATTTTGAAGGCGGGGTTTCATCCTACCACAAAAAAAAACCCCTTTGGAAATGTATTATTAACCGACATTGTAGATGACCCAAATAGGCTCGCAGCAGCTCCGAGTTTCAACCCTAATGTATACGATGATATCACTAAAGTAGCCAAACAACAAACTCAAATGTTGTATCCCGGAATAAAAAATACTAACAAACAGCTTTACGGCGATTTATTTGACAATTACCAATTTGACAGACTATTAATGCAACGGTTTTATAGCACCGCCAATACACGTGTATGTAATGATCAAGGTGCATATTCCAAATGGCTTTATGGTTCAATGTACTCCGGCAAAGAGGATACTCCACAAGGCGCTTGGATGCGAGACAAGGATAATCTTAGATATATTCTTATCTAAAATAACCATATTAGTAATTAAATTAGTATTTACATTTATAAATTTAAATTCTAATTTAAAATGTTTAGAAAAAAATTATTGTTATACAATATATATAATGGCTCACGTCACTGACTATACTTTTAACAATATGGGCAGAATGGGAAACGATGATTGTGTCATATCTCAGAGCGACATTCAAAATACATCTGCTTGCAACTACTTGCTACAAAATTATTTTACAAAGGACTGTACCATGAAGAATGCCAAGGCGCTTGCGACAGCCCAACCTTGTGTCAATTATTCTGGCACAATGGGATCCGACATATGTGGTTCCAATATTGATGCTAGCTCAGAGCTGCTTATCGGCGCATTACAAACCCATCCTAAAACCAAGATTGACCTATTTGGACGTCCCTTTGCTACCGTCCCCTTTTTAGGAAGAGGCTCGGTGGATCCTATTTTAGAATCGCAAATTCAACAAGGCGAAGCAGTTACTAACAAACGCAGCGTAACTCGCATAATGGAAAAAAGTCATATGAAATATCAGACTACACCACTTATCCCCGAAATGAAAAACAATATTCAGAATCCTAGGCTTATGATTGAATCAGTCGCATCGGACGGTTGGATAAGAGGCGGTGTTCCATCGCGCGAACTAACACGCGACCGAGATTTCTATACAACACATACTGCCGGGCAAGCTATGCCTTAAATTATTTCAGTTTGCCCCTACAAAATGGACAACTGTGCGCCGCCGATTTTAGGTGTGTATAGCATGTTATACACGTGTTGTGGCCTTTAGCTAATGTACATATATTTACCATAATTATACTATTGACATCATTTAAGCAGACGCCGCATTCCGTCTTTACAATTGAATCATCTGTCACTTCTTTACAATAATCAGCATCTGTACTCGGCATCGGTATTTCCGAATTAAATCTAACAACTAATAATTGTACTTCTTTTCTAGTTTTATTGGGGATTAAACAACCTTGCCCGGAACAGCATGTCCTTTCATAGGATATATTATTCCTTTTCAAAAACCTTATAAATTCATAACAGCGCTGTATATTTGAAAAATGTGCGAATTCCATTGTGGATTCAATTGGATCGCCAATATTTGCGAATTCAATTTGCGGTTCTAAAGGTCTAGCTAATTCAATATCCATAATAGGTAAATAACTAATATTGTCATAAAGTCTTTAATATAGTTTTTACATATTCTTACAATTTGTTTGGTATACAAATAGTAAAACATATAAAAACATATAAAAACAATATTATAAAATAATAAATGTACAATACACAATTTAAAGTCAAGTATCACGATATAGAGCAAGAATTGTTGGCAAAGATTGTTAGTGTGAACACCGAGGCCGGTGCTGAACATGACATTGCCGAAGCATATTCAGCGGAAGACGTTGTTGCTGTTTGCGACAAATTATATAAAGATGAATTGGCATCAGTATTCAAGTCTGAAAACATATTGGACGACAAAATAGATATAGGCATGAAGTCAATATTTGCGATGGTGATGGAAAACACCGATTTTAATACTTGTATTAAAGAGTTAACAATACAATTACAAAAAAATGACGATTCGGTTCTTTCGGAAACATTGGTAGATGTAGATACAGCGCGACGTATCATCGTTTTAATACTATTTAGCAAGCCGATGTTCCATTTAACCCATAAATGTATTTGTCAACATTTACTAGAAGATCGGATTGATAAATATTTAATTGATGAACTTAAAGAACAAATAAAAATGTTTGATTAATTAATAGTCTAAATTATTTTATAAAATATTTTTTATAAAATATAATAATACTTATATATAAATGGCATCAACGCGAAATAAAAACACATTTGGTAACTACGGCTTACAGCAGAAAAGCAACGTAAATTATGAAGATTGGTTGTTATATAAATATGGAGCAAATGGCATCGCATATGATACTAGGCTTCCCGGAAATGGCTTGATTGCCGGACCAATGCCTAGCAATACTTTGTCCCATAACGCAGTAGACATAGAAACCTTTTTATTTGGCATCAATTCAACCAATTTAGTAAACCCCGCGCCACCACTAACACCCGAACTCAAATGCTTGAAAAGCGCCAATTTATACAAAAAGGAGTCGGTTATTATGCCTATACCACAAGCCATTCCCAAGCACCAACGGCCGATGTATTTTGCCTAGATTTGGCGGACGGGAACGGGAGGTTCTTTAAATAGGCTTTAGCATAATTAATATATGATTAAAACAACTTAAAGACGGTTCCCCCACAAAAAGGTATAAAATATTTAATTATTTTATAATATAAATATAGATGGCCTTTACTCGTTTTCACGACGACCCCGAACGAATAACCAAACAGCTTCAACAACAAACCGACCAAGAGCGCTGGTATTTAGATGTTCCGGGCAATGGAGGTGGTGAAAAACCGTGCTTTTTTTTAGACCCGCATATAATACCGCAAAAATGGGGTGCCAATTTATGGACGCAAAGTGTTGATATACATAGCTCTATGTTAGGAATTGATAGACGATTAAATAGAGATTGTGTGTCAAATCGCAAATATAAGAAACAAACTATACAAACAACGCCTATTCAGTACCCAATATGTGATCAATTTTTAACAACGGAACAGTCGCGAGCCATTATGCCAGCATGGACTGCTAAAGATTTACAGCAGAATCACGCCTATATTTTACCCAACAATCCACAAGCGCATACGGAGCTCCCTTTTCTCAATAATGTTAGTACTCGTCTTTATGAAAAGGATCAATTTAAACGAACATATGACTGTGTATTACCCAATAATGATCAAAGATATACAGTTCCAGTGGTTAATCAGAAAACAACCTACACGGGTGGACCTATTACATGTAGTGCTACTAACAACTGTAGCATTGTCCGCAATTAACAATATTTTAAATGTATTTTAAAGTAAACACTTTTAAAATATATTATTAATCTTTTTTAAAAGTATATAATATGGAATTAGCTATACCATTAGTTGCTTTAGGCGGAATGTATGTTATCGCAAATCAAAAAAAAAATCCCGATACTAATACTAATTCAACCAAAAAAAAAGACAATTTTGATAACATGGGTATTCGCACTAATCTACAAACCGATAATTTAGAGGGGCGATTTAACAACTACTTACCTAATACCCATGTCCAGCCACAAAACTATCCTATTATGAATAATAAAGAACTTGTTGACACGGTTCAAGAATTTTCTAATCCAAATGTAGCTACCGACAACTATTTCAATCAAAATGTTTACGAGCAAAATGAGCGCGCCGGTCTCAAACTCGGTGACAATATTCAGCAAATCTATTCTTTAACCGGCGACTATTTATCAACTCGTGAATTTTTACATAATAATATGGTTCCTTTTACCAACAATAAGCCGTTTGGTCAAACATATAACGTAAATAATGCCGAAGTTATTTTAGACAATTATGTCGGCAATGGCTCTCAAGTGATAAAAAAAATAGAACAAGCACCTCTATTTAAACCGCAAGATAACGTCCAATGGCCTTATGGTATGCCCGATATGAGCGATTTTTACCAGTCCCGTGTGAATCCCGTTAATCGCAACAACATGGTAAAGCCTTTTGAATCTATTCACGTTGGCCCGGGCTTAGACAAGGGATACACATCCTATGGCAGTCACGGATTTAACTCCGGAATGGAAGCTCGCGACAAATGGCTGCCTAAAACGGTAGATGAGCGGCGAACATTGAATAACCCAAAACAAGAATATAATCTGAATAATTTAGAAGGTCCCGCTCAATCCGTTGTGAAAAATGTAGGAATAGAGGGCAAAGTAGAGAAATATCGCCCCGATACATTCTTTATCAATACACAAGACCGATGGCTTACCACAACTGGTGCCGAAAAAGCCGGGCGCTTAGTCGCAGAAGAAATACAAAAGCCGTCGCACCGAAATGATACAACTACTTTTCAGCACGGCACGCCAAATTCCACCTTGAAAACCGCTAGTTATGTCCCCGCTAAACACCAAGAACCCAAACGGCCACAGCTACCTACATCGGATATAGGTCATTCAAATGCTACCGGTACCGGCCCCCATCACGATAAAGATAATCACCAAAAAAGTCACACTAATTATACCAATAATCGTGCCGTTAATACACAACCACGGTCTTTTGGTAGCGGGTTTACTCGCGCAATTGGTGCTGCTATTGCGCCTATAATGGATATTTTAAAGCCGTCTCGCAAAGAGGAATACAGCCATAATATGCGCATTTATGGTAATTCATGCGGCGGTGTTCCCGAGAATTACGTATTAAACCCAAATGATACGCCCAATACCACTATTAAAGAGACTACTATTTATCGTCCTAATGGGTATGTAGGCAATCAGACCGATAATGCTGCTTATTTAGTGACAGAACAACAAGCAATTGCTAACCAGCGCGACACCACAAATTGTAGCCAATATATGGGAATGGGGTCTAAATATGGTAATCGTCAGTATGATGCTGTTTATCGGCAAACTAACAGTGAAGCCAAAGAGAAATCTATTGCGGGGCGAATTAATCCCGGCAATGCTAAGCAGTTCAATCCTCAAGTGAATGTTACCATGTCTAAATTGGATGCGGATAGAGAAAACAACCGCTTATGGGCGCCGCAAGCTACTTTGTATACGGGCCCATCAGTCCAAACCTATGGCAAGGCCAATATGCCCCAATATTACGATAATTGTATCGGATGCGATAGAATAGAACCGAGTTTGTTAGATGCATTTAAAAGCAATCCTTATACACATAGCTTGACGAGCTCCGTATAGGGG